TGCTGTTGACATCAACCTCAGCCTTGTTGCCAGATACACCGCCAACAATATCCACATCCATTGCCATTGCAATTCTCCTTAATCAGACCAGACCCAGCGCACAGTCCAAGTGCCCTGCATCTTGTCTACCGCTCTGGCATTGATGGTGAAACCCACGCCAGCCGACGGGGTTCCGCAAGTGAGCGCCATGAATAGAGGCGCATATTTATGATCGGCAGCAGTGTGGTTCGTAGATGTGTCATCACCCATGATCCACGCCTCCGCCTTACTGGTCGCACTGATCGTTGTTTGACCGGCGACAGCAACCGATGTTTCGTTCTTTCCGGGGAATGCACCAAAGTCAATCGTTGCAGACCCAGTTCCGTTTGCCATTACGCGCTGGCTGTGTAAGTTACATTCACGGTGTCAGTCGCAACCACAGTGCGAGCACCCGGCGCAGAGAACGTGCCTGCGCTATACAGCGTTCCAGTTGTGTTGTCCTGAGCGCTTGTCCCATTGAAGTTCAGGAAGCATCCGTCCACCGTGCCACCAGACGTGAACACAAACGAAGCCGCTGCACTCATCACCTTCGATCCGCCAGACGCAGCACTCCATGCCGGAGTCTTGCGCGTGCCAGAGTACGCGGGAGCATTTGCTCCACCAACCTCAAGCCACCCAGCATGCGATGCTTGAGTGTCAGCAGCAGCCGCAGTGCCAGTTCCCTTGAGGCCCATGAAAATCGCAGTCTGCGCAGTGAGCCCAAAAAACCCATCTAGCAGCAGGTTCTTGCCCACAGTCGTCACAAGATTCGGCGCTTCATCGCGCCACTTCAGATTGCCATTGGCATCGAAGCATTCGACGTGGTAAGTTCCGTGCATCTCCACGCTGTCGCCAACATTGGGAACCATCACCAGCCCTGCAGCAGCAGATTCCACCGGGGATAATTTCTCCATCATGCTTGCAATACCTTGGCGATGGCTTCCTTGACGCCATCAAGCTTTGCTTGAGCCGCATCAACTGCAGCATCAATCTCAGCCTTCTTAGCTTCGGAATCGTCAATCTGCTTGGTCAATTCATCAGCCTTGGCCTGCAGCGTCGAGAGCTGAATGCTCAGACTTGCCAGACGCTCAGAAGCAGACGAGGCAGCATCAGCAACGATTTGATCCGCGATCTTGTGCGACTCGGCAACGATCTGATCTGCCTTGGACTTGGCATCGAGTTCGATGTCAGTGGCCACGAACTTCGCATTCGCGATCACTTCGGCAGCTTCAGTCTTGGCAGCGTTGAGATCCTGAGCGGCTTTCTCTGCAGCGACGATTGCGTCATTGCGTGCAGACTCGGCAGCTTTGCGCGCGGCGTCAGCTTCAGCCTTGGCTTGCTCCAGAGAGCCGATAGATTCCAGCATGTCTGCAGCCTCGACCATGCTTTGAAACATGACGGCCACACGTCGAATCGACTCGGCAACTGTGATTTTGTCGGACATTCTCTCGCTCCTTAAGTGCGCATGGGGTTGGCGCGGCGTGCAAGCAATTGCACAGCGACACTTGCGCCAGTTCCGGGGGTTGTCAGATTGGGTCGCACATAACGAGGCAGCTCAATGATCGACTTCGCGCCATTCGCCGTGAACGTCGCAGCAGCGCCGCCAGCAGCATTGGACAGAGTGAACCACGTTGTCCCGTCGTTCGATCCTTCAATCGACAGAGTCGCAGCACCCCAAGTGCCAGACGCAGTGAAGCAACGATCTGCCCATTGAGGCCACTCCAGAGGAGATCCATCTGCATTTGCAGTCGTGAGTGCCCACGAGTAAAGCTTGACGCTTCCGTCGTACGGCTCTGCGTCTACGACTGTTGGTGTTACTGTTGCCATGAAGGCTCCTTACTAATAGCCAAACTCGGTTGAGAAAGGCGTGTTGTCAGTGGTTGGTATGCGTCGCTCCTTTGGAGCCGCAATGGTTGGTATGGCGAATGTCAGCGCCAATGAGTCGCCACGGTCAGGGGACTTCACTCCGCGCCGCTTGGCATCGTCTTTCGATTCCAGAAGCAGTTCGCTTCCTTTGAACAGGTAGCGAAGCGCAGTGAGATCAGTCTTCAATTCAGGGTCATTCGGGATCGATGCATTACGCATCCATTCCCGCATCTCGCGCCACATGAACGCGCGCAGGTTGTAGTCCTCGCCGTTCTGCATCCGAAGCGCTGCATTCACATCGACAACCGTCTGCGTCTTGCGTGCCGTTTGGCGATCAACCTTGTCAGGAAACCATCCGCGCAGGATGTCCGCCACACCAGCACCAATGCCAATCGTGTCGACTGCGATCTGCTCTGGCTTTTCGCCGTATGCACTAATCTCGCTCTTCACCCGCGCCGCAACCTGCATCACATCCAACTGGCTGAGCACAACCTGCTTCAAGCAGACCCGGCCGCGACGGAAAGTGATCACCGACTTGTCATCACCAAAACGCGCAACGTCAACACCCACGCGCAATCCGCCGACAGGTTGAATGTCTGCTGGCCCACGCTTCTGAGCCATCATCACCAACTCAGCAGGAATGAACGCGTTCGATACCGATCCTTCGTAGTTGCGATCAATTTCTTGCGCAACCACGATCGGATCAAGACTTGCGCACTGCCGCTCGTACCACGCCTGATCCTTGCGTGGATCTTGCTTCCAGTCAAAGGTGAAGACTGGAAGCTTGCCTGAGTGGCGCTTGCGATAGAACGAGTTGCCAGCGCCATTTGGCGTGGACACATACAACTTGCAGTTCGATGTCTGGCTCAGAGCAGCATCAACAGCATCAGCACGCTCAATGAACGCCGCCTCATCTACAAAGTAGATCGATGTCCGGCCACCACGACCGATGTTGTCACCAGCTTCGCCGAGGATCGTCGACCCGTTCTCAGGGTTGATGATGCGCATGAACGGCGCATGCTTGCGATCATCCCAACCCTCTGGCCGCAGCTCAGGCGGCAGATAGCCGACACAAGCACGGATCTTCCAGAAGAGCGAGTTCGGGTTGTTCAGGTCGTCTACGTACGGCTCTTTGCGAGATCCGAATCCAACGACAACGCCTGCATGAAAGAGCCACATCCACACGGACACAGCCACACACAGCCACGAAACACCCATGTCGCGAGACTTCTCAGCGACGCCATCCTCACGATTGCGCCACCGATCAACCACCCAATCAACAAACTCGACCTGCCGATCAAACAGCATGAACGGCACAGTCGCAGGCAGATTGCGCTCCACATTCCGGGGGTCAAACGTCATCAGCCAGTCCTCTATGAACTCGATCGGGTGCTCTTTATAGAACGCCTTGACGCCTGACAGCAGCTCAGGATGGCTGCGCAAATTCTCTAGTTTCTTGATTCGATCCTGATATACAAGCGCGTAATCAGGCTTTTTCCAATCAATCTCTATCACTTGCCAATCAGTCGAAGGTAAGCTTCTTCTGGAGTAAGCGTGACATCAACTTTCACAGCGCCACCATCAGGGCCGCTGATCTCCGCCTTATCCTTGATGAGCCCAAGCACTTTGGCCTTGCCCATCGTGGCTGAAATCATGTCGCCAGTCTTGGGAATGCTTGCATTTTTCGCCAGAACGCGCGCCTCATCCAGCTCAGCAACGATGTCATCCACCGTCACCTCATGGCGCTTCACCGCAGCTTCTTGAAGCTCTTTGACCCTTAGTGCGACCTTAGCGTCGGCCAAAAGCTTCGATGCATTCACGTTAATCGAGTCCGCCTTCATCTTCGAGGCGTCATACGACTGGCGATAAGCCTCACTCGCATTGCCAAGTTCAACGTATTTCTGCGCGAACTTCTCCTGTTTCGGTGTGAGACTCATCAGCACTCCAGCAGGATGTGCAACATAACGCCGATGAGGATCAGGCCGAACACGATCAGGCTCACGCAGCTACAGGCTCAGGAATGGGCTCTGCGCTTGGCTCTTCAGGAGCAGCCACAGGTTGGTTCTGCGCCTGAGCAATCAGAGCTTGCGCGAACGGGAACAGGCCGAACTTGCTCGGGACTTCACCCATTGCGCCAAGAATTGCATTCACCTCTTCAGGTGTGAACTCGAATTTCAGTTTCATCGTTTTCTCCATTCCTCTCCATGATTGAGTCGAGATACTTGAGGATCTGGTACCCGACTTGATGGGCATTCGACTCCTTGTCGAAACCGCCCACGGCTGTGACCTTGGACAGCACCGCGCCGTCCACGTCTTCCAGTTCGATAACCAACTTCACAGCGATGCGCCCTTGAAACCTGCACGCATCTGTGAGGATTCGTCAGCTTTGTTCGCCATCTGATTGCCCTTCATCAGCGCGAGAACGGCTGTGACGGCTTCCTTGGCGCTGGGAAATTCTTGTCCAGCAGCCTCGCCAGCTTCTCCGCTCTCGGAGGCTTCAGACTCTGCAGACTCCTTGCTGACAGTGAAAGTGCCATCGGGATGACATGCGACTTCGATGTAGTAGGTTCCATCGCCCTCGCCTTCAGCTTGCTCTGCGCCTGCTGCTTCGGGGGCTTCTGCCATTTCGTCATCTTGTGTCATCGGTAGAGTGGCCATAAATTCTTTCGGTTGGTAGATCGCCCATGGGGCTTACGCGGTGCGCTGGGCAAATGCCCTTCTCCCCTCGGCCCATGACATGCGGGGCAACACGCTGGAGACTCCTGCCATTTAGCCGTGGCAGACCCGCTGGGTTTTCGGGATGAATCGGCGCGCAATAAAAAAGCCATCACGAGGATGGCAAAGACCGGATGCGATCCGATCAGGGAGGGATTAGCGATGGCGACCGGAATCCTCCAGTCCTACGGTTTTAATTCCGTCGAATTCGACAGAATTAGAAATTACGCTTGACCATCACGACTGAGGACTCGGGACGCATTCTTCAGGACTTCCCAATCCTGACTGCTAAATCCTCATGCGTGATGGAACAAACGAAGACGGCTCCGCTAGGAACCGCTGCGCTTATGGTTATAGGGCCAACACAGCCCAATTTGTACTACGCCTACAGAGTTTGTAACGTCTTTATTGCCATCTGTCAATAAATTTCTACAGTTCCATTTCGTGCCGTAGTTTGCGCGCCATGTCCGAGAATACGATCGAGCACATCCGGTTGAGTTCGTCCGAAAGACGACGTGACGAGTTGGCATGTTGACTCGTGACCAGCGCTTCCAATGGAGCCACGCCAGTACCATCGCAATGTACGCACGGCTTCGTGTGGTCTAGCATCGGCGTGCCCTTGATGAGCGGGTATCCGAGCCCGTTGCATGGCTCGCACGAAGGATTGAGCCACCAAAACAGCGTCTTCCTCGCGATGTCCTTGGCCTTCGCCTGAGACAGAGGCATGCCGCGATGGTAGCCACGCACGGATGTGACGCATTCGTCCACCACATCCTCGAAGCCACGCGTATTTCCCTGCTGCTTCATGCGCCACACCTTGAGAGCGAGCACCTTGCGCGGATCTCCAGAGGCGGAATACGCTGCAGCGAGAATCACATCCGCGTCGCATGAACTTTCCTGAACCTTGAGATTGCCAGAATTGCTGGCCTTGAGATAGCGCTCTGCGACGGAACTCAATTCGCCGCTCCAGCTTGGGTTTTATCGACGTCGAATCCAGTTGTGCCGCGCGCGTCCATCTGCTGCATCAATCGCTTGAGGTAGATCGGAAGATCAAGCGATTCCTCATACGCATGCTGGAGCCATTCGCGCTCTGTCAGCGGGTTATTCGCGACGGATCTGCCGTACTTCCGAAGACCGAATTGCTGCCTCGCAAGAATGTCCTTGCATACCTCTGCCTCAGTGTCTCGAATTTCCATTTTCCCTCCTGAATTGAGGTGGATATTTTCTCGAAATTTCGCTCTTGCGTCAATATTTTTGAGTACGTTGATGCAGTCTGTTATTGACATGCGTGCAAATTTGTGGACAATCGATGGCACCCAAGCACCGGGGGTTTTGACAGGCCGCCGGATCAACGCAACAGAAAAGGGCTCAAGGAGGGGTTGGCTCAACCGCAAGGAAGTCACCCCGTAGTTTTCTGACGGGGCTGTCAAAAGCCCCTCTCCTTGAGTCCGGAAAGGCAACATGACCACAAGCAAGCAGAGCTATCAAACAAAGCTCTTAGACCCACGCTGGCAGCGCAAGCGCCTAGAAGCTCTCCAAAAAGCAGAGTTTGCGTGCGAAATGTGCTACGACGCAGAATCAACACTCCACGTTCACCACAAGCAATACCTAAAGGGACGTGAACCTTGGGAGTATGAGGTTGACCAACTTGGTGTGTTGTGCAAAGACTGTCACGAACAAATGCACAACGAGGAAGACAAGCTGAACCTAGTCCAATCATACGCACCACTAGATGGGCCAAGAACCAGAGACGGATGCGCATCTTTGCTTGCTGGATTTTTGGGATTGGATATGTCAAACGAGTTCGTAGACGATCCAGACCTATACGTACTCGGATGCTTGGTAGCAAAACTTCAGTTTTTCCGGTTCTTCCCATCCGACCTGCACGAATGGTGCTGCGACCACGGGAACAAGAACCTAGAACAACTTATGACGATCCTGTCCCGCAAACCAACCAAGGGTTTCGAGATCTAAATATGGCCAGAGCAAGAAACATAAAACCCGGCGTATTCAAGAACGAGATCCTAGTCGAGCTACCGGCATTCACACGTCTGCTGTTCATTGGATTGTGGACGCTGGCTGATCGCGAGGGGCGCGTTGAAGACCGTCCAAAGCGCATCAAGCTGGAATTGTTCCCATACGACAACGAGGACATCGACGCTGCGCTCGACTCCCTGTTCGTGTCTGGCTTCATCAACAGGTATCAGGTGGCGGACAAGAACGTCATCTCCATCCTGAACTTTTTGAAGCACCAGAACCCACACGGAACCGAGAAAGACTCCGATCTCCCAGACGAGAGCGGGAATTTAACGGTGCACGAACGTGATGCAAAGGGGTACATAACAGGCACCAAACGTGCAAATAACGTTAAATCTAAGCCAAATAACGTTACACCGCCGGAAGTTAACGTTGCATCCGTATGCAATAACACCCTGAATCCTGATTCACTGAATCCTGAATCTTTAGAAGCTAAAGCTTCTATGTCATCGGCAGAGCCGAAGACTCCTGCAAAGCGAGAGAAATCCAGAAAGATTGGAAAAACACCAAGCCCAGCGGTAACCAAGGTAGTAGCGCTCTACAACGAGCTTTTGCCAAACCTTCCTGCTGTACGAGTTATCACTGACAAGCGAATTTCCGCCATCTCAGATTTCATCGCTTGGGTCATTGGATCAACCAAGTCCGATGGATCAAGACGAGCGGAGAACGAGGAAGAGGCGCTCGAATGGATTGCTGCGTATTTCAAACGCGCCAATCTCAACGACTTCGTGATGGGCAGAACGCCGAAAGCTGCTGGCCACGAGAACTGGGAGGCTGACATCGAGTACGTCATGTCAGACAAGGGAAAAACGCAAATCATCGAAAAAACTAGGGAAGCAGCATGAACATCATCGAAGACAACTTTGACTTTTCCGACTACGTCCGCAAGACGGATGTGACGCTTGGCATGAAGCATCTGGAGACTGAGCGTGCAGTCGTGTCCATCCTGCTGAACTTCCCTGAAGTTCTGGAAGACTGCACATCGCTGAAGTCTGAGCACTTCATGAACGCCTTCGCTCGCACCGTGTTCGACGAGATCCGCAAGCAGGCCACCGGCTACGACGTGGTTTCCGTTGGCCAAGCGCTGCACGGATCTGTCGAAATGTCAGATCTGATGAGCCTTGCGCAGTACAACGACCACTCCAGCCGCTCGATAGGCAGGCACGTTCAGGTCATGCTCGATGCGTTCAAGAGTCGCAAGATGTACCAGATCGGCGAGCTTGCGCAGGAGATCGCTCTGGAGACGACTCCGATTCAGGATCGCGTGGACAAGCTCTCGTCCGCAGTCCTTGAGCTGGAAGACCGCGAGGACTTTGGCGACTGGATCAGCGCGCACGAGTCGGCGATCAAGCATTTGGATCTGCTTGAGCAGCGCGAGGCAGGAGTTCTGACAGGCATTCCGACAGGCTTGCCAGATCTCGACCACATGCTTGACGGCGGACTACAGCGCGGCAACCTCGTCGTCATTGGTGCACGCCCTGCGATGGGCAAGTCCGCCATCGGATTGACCATTGGCTTGCACATTGCACAACATCACACCGTCGGCTTCATTTCGATGGAGATGAGCCGCGCTGACATCGCCGACCGTCAGGCAGCGATCCTTGGATCGGTGTCCATCTCGCACATCAAGCAGCCTCAGAAGGGTTTGCAATACGACAGAATCGTGGAAGCTGTGGAGAAATCTAGACAGCGCAAGTTTTTCGTCGTCGAGCAAGGTGGACTCAACATCTTGCAGGTCAAGGCGAAGGCGAAGGCGCTCAAGCGCAGGTTCGGTCTTGACGTGCTCGTGGTCGATTACATCGGGCTCATGTCCGGGCTAGACCCCAAGGTGTCGCGTGCGTACCAGATCGAGGAGATCTCGCGCGGATTGAAGACTCTGGCCAAGGAGTTGGACATCGTGATCATCTGCTTGGCTCAGGTGAATCGCGGCGCTGCAGACAAGGGCAATCAGCCGCCAAGCCTGCATGAGCTTCGTGACTCAGGCTCGATCGAACAGGATGCAGACGTGGTTGGATTCATCCATCGACCCATTCAGGCGAACCCTACGCTTGGCCATCACTTTGAGAACTACGCACTCCTGCGCATAGCAAAGAATCGTCAAGGACGATGTGGTGACGTGCACTTGTTCTACGCAGGAGAGCAGACGCGATTCGCGTCATGGAGCGGGCAACCACCGGCCGTCGTGCCGACCAATAGCGGAAAGCGAGGTTTCGAATGAGCGAAGAAATGTGGGCTCTCGAATGGAGCCATAAACAGAACTGCTTCCATATCCAGAAGATTTGCGATTCGTTGGCCAGCATGCAGGCGATGTTCATCAAAGATGCGCCGAACGATTACAAGATCATCTTCATCGGCCCGAAAGAGTCGTGCCACGCAATGGCTGATGCGCAGCGCTATCGGATCACGCAGCGGAGCGACCGTGCAGCCACATGAAGAACGCGAATGCGGTCATATACACGCCTGATCCAATCATCCAACCCGGATGCGTTGCAGCCAGTGGCAAGCTTGTGACGAGCGCTGCGATCACGAGCGATGACCCGATCTCCTCCGCTCGATTGCGCTTGTGTGTGAACGTCCAGCCTGTGAATGGCTTGTGCTCGTACTCGCGCGCCTCGGCTTGCCTGAACTTAGCGCATTCTTCGCGCACGATTCGCTTCGCTTCCTCAAGCTCGACGCGGAAGAATTCCTTGGACATGCGCCGATTCATCAAGCGTCTGTGCACGTTCTTCTCGGCGCGTCCGCAATCATCCGTGCTCACCTCGAATATGCACCTGTAGCGCTTGGGCATACCCGTCTTGCCTTCGGCATTGAGCTCAGACGCACGCGCGTTTCCACTGCGCGTTGACTGCCCAATCTTGAACACGTCATCACGCAGCGCGTCGTTGGCCAGTATGTAGACCACACCCGGCTTGCCATCGTTTGCGTCGTAGATACCCACGTCGCGATTATGCGCGCGCACGCGTGTATATGCACACGACACAGATGCACGAACGCGTCATCCACATCACGCGAGGTTGTGGCTTTTTTGCAACACCGTTTTTCATTCTTGCGTCAACATTTTTTGAACTTTTTGAAAATATTTGTTGACACATGTTCACAATTCCGTTTACATTACATCCCATCGAACGGCATCGACCGGATCGAAAGCCAGCAAAAACGGCGCTCCTCTGCACTCGGAGGTTAAACGGGTGGCACTTAGACCCGCAGTAGGCCACGCTGCGGTGAGTGGGCTGGAAGAAGGCAAGCACACCGCCGATTGAAGCTGTGCTGAGGACGTAGTTGTCCAAGAAAAAAATCATACGAGGTCGCTGGAATGGCGACCGAAGCAGTTCGCTGCTGTGAGCCACAAGGTTCACATGAGCGAATTACACAGGAGGTTACATGCAACAGGAACGCTACTTCATCCGTGATTGCAACGGAAAAATCGTCGGCAATCCAAGCGGATACCGCACTCACAACGCTGCATTCCGCCAGTCAAACATGAGGACTGCACCAGCCTACAAGGCGATCTGGCAGGCGTTCTACGACCGAGCCAACACGGACGACAACCTTGTCTCGACGATCAAGTTGGAGTGGATTTAGTCCGCCCTTTTTTGCCTTGAACGTCAACTTTTTTGTGAACGGAGGATTGCATGCAAGTACACATCACCCTGAAATCGTCCAATGCGAAGACTGGCCCGATACCAGTCAGCACCACCAGCGCCGAGTCCTGCCCCGATACCTGCAGCCTCAAGGACAACGGATGCTATGCAAGCTCCGGCCCGTTGGCGCTGCATTGGCGCAAGGTTACGAACGGCGAGCGTGGCACGGACTGGAACACGTTCTGCGACACGATTGCGGATCTGCCTGATGGGCAGTTGTGGCGTCACAACCAAGCGGGTGACTTGCCTCTTCGTGACGGCAAGATCGATGGCGTTGCGATGATCAAGCTCTGGACGGCAAACAGCGGCAAGCGTGGGTTCACCTACACCCACCACGATATGGCAGACGCATCCAATCGTCGCATCGTCAAGCAGGCGAATCGGGTTGGCTTCACCGTCAACCTGAGCGCCGAATCGCTGCTCGAAGCCGACAAGCTGCATGCACTCGGCATCGGCCCCGTTGTGACGCTCATCCCCGAGACGGATGTGAAGACGCTCACCACCCAAGCAGGCAACACGGTCGTTGTCTGCCCAGCCACCTACCGTGACGATGTGAGCTGCGCTACCTGCCAGCTCTGCCAACGTCAGCGTAGTTCGATTGTCGCTTTCCCGGTGCACGGCACATCGAAGAAGAAAGCGCACAAGGTTTTCATGATGAAGAACGCAACACAGATCGGAGCTTGAACATGTACTACTCGACCAACCCCGTGACAGACGCCGCCCGTTACAACGACGAGCAATATGCCAGAGCGGAACGTGCCGAAGCCGTGCAAGACGACTGGCACGATGAGATCGTCGGAGCCTTCGAGCGCCAGTCGGATCTGCCGTACATCGATGGCCGCTCCGGCCGAGTGCGGCACCAGACGTTCCTGTCCGGTGTGTCCGATGTGATGGAGCGTGACGACGTGCTCAAAGCATTCGCCAAGATGATGCGTGAGTCGAAAGACCCGGCCGTCGCAGAGTTCCGCAACACGATGCTTGCGACATACGAACACATGTGGCTCGACGATCTGGTCGAGTTCAGCATGAGCCGCTAACGACTCAGCCTATAGCCAGCGATGGCTATGGAGTGCGCCGTTGCACTTAACGCAAGGAGATGATATGCCCGTAGTTGCACCTTCCGCCCTGTCCGCTCGCCGCCTCGCCAAGATGGTCGACGAGCTAGGTATGCTCAATGCACAGATCAGCGCACTAGCCACCAAGGCAGATGCGATCAAGAAGACGCTCAAGGAGACAGGCTACGAAGAGATCTTCGGCAGCACGTTCCGAGCCGTCATCGTGACGAAGACGACGGCACGCCTCGACACCAAGGAGGTGCGCAAGTTGATCACTCCAGCGCAGGTTGATTTCTGCACTCGGGAATCGACGAGCACGTCCATCAGCTTGTACGACCTGTAGATGCCAGCGCATTGCCCTGTGACAGAGGGCTTTGCGGTGTCATCAACAAAGGAGGAGTTATGAAGCAAGTTGAGTTACCCGGAGGCGTTGTAACCTACACCAACGTAGGTGCCGTGAGCTTGGGTTCCGACGGAACGGATGAGTACATCCGCATTACCACGGAGCCCAACGAAGGCATCACGGATCGCTCTCTGGCGATGGAGTTTCTGGACGGCTACCGCACAACGGGAAGCGACCGTGCTGGCAGCTACTTCTGCCCCGGCGGCAACGTGATCCCGTTCCCGTACGATGAGACACAATTCGTTATCATCGTCCATCATCGCTACGACGTATAAGGAGGCAGCATGAACATCGAACAACGCATGAAGATTGAGCGCCAAGTGGTGCGCCATTTGATCCGCACGGCAAAGAAGCACGGCTTCGCTCTTGTGGCTGTGAACAACGGCGAGGAGCGCATCAAGGTGAAGACCGAGACGGAAGCGATGGATCATGTGTTCTCCGTAGATGAGAGCCGCATCATCTTCCGCCATCCGACGCACACCGTGAACCACGTCGCTCAGATCGTCCTCGGCAACGACGGATGGGATGCGATTGCGGACTGGAGCGAAGGCCCGCTATGGGAAGACGTCATGAAGGAGTGCGAAGCGTACTCCGACATGCTCTGCATGTAGATCGAACGAACTCAGCAACCAACCCGCTTCGGCGGGTTTTCTTTTTTTGGAGCAGACATGATCGAACACGAATTCACAGGCCGCTGCCCATCCAAGGCAAGCATCATGAAGGTGGCCAAACAAGCGCTTGCGAAGGACACCTTCGTTGTGATCCGCTGGGGTGAGAACCAGATCACAGTGGAGAAAAAGTTCTTCCCGCAGTACATCGGCAAGCCTCACTACTGGGGATACGGATGGATTCGACGCATCGGAGGAGATGACCTAGCACGAGAGATAGGAGCAGCAGCATGATCAAGCACACACTGGGACCGTGGATTGCAGGTGACGACGAGGATTCAGACTACTACCTCGTTGGCCCTCATGTTGACGGCCTCGTTTCAAGACCAGTCGTAAAGTTGCACTGCGAGGCGGATGCATTTCTCATCGCAGCAGCACCTGAGTTGCTGGCAGCTATCACTGCATTGACTTCGATGGCGGAGTCATTTCCAAACGAGTTGCACGCTGACCACCCGGACGTGGTTTCGGCTCGTGCAGCAATCGAAAAAGCAACAGGAGGTGCAGCATGACCCGAATGAACCGAGCAGACATCCGAGAGATGTGCATGGGCGGCGAGAGCGCCACCGATTGCCTCCGTGCCGTTGTGCATTCTGGCGTTGAGTACCCAGACGCTGTGTGGCTTGTGACGGATGCGCTCCGCATGAAACCAGACGAGGTGGATGCGATGGAGATTGACTACCTCGAGCAGGTTTGAAATACGACGACAAATCATGGCCACCTTCGGGTGGCTTTTTTATTTCTCAAAGGAGTTTCCAAATGGCACACGAAATCGAATTCACCAACGGCCAAGCAGACATCGCATTCGTCGGAGAGACACCGTGGCACAAGCTCGGACAGAACCTGCTGCCCGGTGCAGACATCAACGAATGGGCGAAGGCTGCGGGATTGGCGCACAAGGTTCACTCGTCTCCAGTGCATTACATGGACGACGAAGGCACGATGCAACTGAACGGCGACCGCAACGTGCTGTATCGCTCAGACACGAAGAAGGCGCTCGGCGTTGTGGGCAATCGCTATCAGGTGGTGCAGCCATCCACGATCCTCGACTTCTTCAAGGTGCTCGCTGAGAACAACCACTTCACCCTCGAAGTTGCAGGCGCTTTGAATGGCGGCAAGCGGATCTGGGCACTGGCGAAGGTAGGCGAAGGCGCTCCCGTTATCGGACACGACGTTGTGCTGCCGTACATCCTGCTGGCAACCAGCTACGACGGATCGATGGCGACGATTGCACAGCCGACCACCGTTCGAGTGGTGTGCAACAACACGATCCAGATGGCGCTCTCGAAGAACATGGATCAGCGCATCACAGTTCCGCACCGTAGCGAGTTCGATGCACGGAACGTCCGGATCGATCTCGGTATTGCGTTGGACTCGTTCGACAAGTTCATGATCGATGCACGGAAGCTGGCGAAGCGCGAGGTGAATGATGCGTTCGCTGTGCAGTTCCTGAAGATGCTGCTGCCTGCCGGTGTGTCCACGAAGACGGAAGGCGGATCGAAGATCGTCACCCCGATCCCGGTCGAGGAAACCAAGACGTTCCAAGACATCATGGCGCTGTTCAAGGGCGAGGCGATGGGCGCTGACCTGAAGGCTGCAGGCGGTACTGCATGGGGGCTCCTGAACGCCGTGACGCAGCATACCGACCACGTTGCTGGACGCACTGCAGACAGCCGCATGACATCGGCATGGTTCGGCAAAGGCAATGACCTGAAGACGAAGGCTGCTGAACTTCTGTTGGAGGTGGTGTGAAACATCGCCTCCTCAACATCATGCTCGCTGCCGTCTACGTCGCATCGCTCATGGTGTGGCTTCTTGATGTCATCATCTGGAGAAAATGATGCAGCTCTTCAAAATCATTCGAGTCTATCGACGGCTCAGAAGCTACGGGTGGACTGTGCGAAACAGCATCCGTGGCGCAATCAGAAGTACACGATAAGGAGGTTTCATGATCCCAGTATTTTTTCATCCAAATCAGTCATGCGATGAAGCCGTGGCTACTCGCCGTCTGCCGGAAAACCTGCGCTCGTCGTCAAGGATTGGCAAGAGCATTTCCTAGGCGACATCCGCATCGAGACGTTCAATCCCGTGAACCGTGCCATTCTTGGCGAGGCGCACGACATGGTGTACATCGACAACGTGCTCGATGGCCACATGAAGAACGGCTTCGGCTGCGTCAATGATGCGATCTCGAAGTCGCTGCTGTACACGACCGGCTCCATGCTGGCCGCTGCGAAGCATGTGATCATGCAGTCACAGCGCAGCGAGTGGCCGCTTGTTGCATGCTCTCCGACGTCAGGCTTCCATCACGCAGGATACAACTTCGGCGGTGGCTACTGCACGTTCAATGGCTTGATGGTCACAGCGATGCGTCTGAAAACGCTTGGCCTTGTGAACAAGGTTCTGATTCTTGACTTCGATCAGCACCACGGAAACGGCACGCAGGACATCATCAACACACTCGAACTCGACTGGATCACACACATCACGGCGGGCTCGTCATACGACACGGCGGAAGAAGCGCTGCGCATCGCCAAGAACATCAAGCCGTATGCTCCGGCCGGTAAATACGAGGTCGATCTCGTGCTGTATCAGGCTGGTGCGGATGCACATAAGGATGATCCGCTCGGCGGCATCCTGACGACGGAACAGATGCAAGAGCGCGACAAGTGCATCTTCAGGACGTGTGCTCAGTACCGCCTGCCGCTTGTGTGGAACTTGGCCGGTGGTTACAACCGAGACTCCGACGGAAGCCTTGAACCAGTTCTGAAACTGCATCGCCAGACAATGGCGGAATGCATTGACCAATATGTGAGGCATGCATGACTGAATTTGAATTTCTACGGAAGATGTTCTTCCGTCTTCGTGAGGCAGAGAAATACGCTGGCGAAGCAAGGATCAAAAACAAAACGGATGATCGCTATGAGGCATGGGTTGCAGCCATATCGTGCAGCATCAAAGACTTCCTTGAGTTTCGCAAGGAGCAGCTATGAACCTACGTGAAGCACGAGAGAAACATCTGCGGATGACGCAGCGCCAGCTTGCCAAAACGATCGGCGTCAGCGAGCGAACACTGATACGCTACGAGCAGAATGGAGCGCCTGAACCTGTGATGCAATTGATTGAGCGGATGGTGCGTGACGTGTCAGCAAAGGAGATCCAAAATGACAGATAAAGAGCTTCGGGACTGGGAAAATCGTGGGCTATGGGCCGATGATTTCCACAAACACTTTGCAGGATTTGATCGATGGGACTGGATAGACGTATCACGCGAATCCATCAGGGTGTACAACGTAATGTTCGATGAGGAGATAGAAGAATTTTCTCCGCTGGAGGGAATCATCGAAGCAACTGCGGCGCAAGCACAAAGTGGCGCTTTTTCAATGATGGCAGCAGCCATTGGCGTCAATGCACAAGACTTGCGTAGCGCAATCTTCGAATATTCAGAAGATCAAGACAACCTGCCTCCCCCCATTTCAATCGAAAAGTTAATGGATTTAGTTGGGGTCATGAAAGCAGAACGGGAAAAGCGAGAATCAGCCAGCACGCCACACGAGACGCCCTAGAACCTTTAGCGATTCAGCCTGCGAAGGAGTCAGCGTCTCAGCCGGGTATCGCGGGTTGTCCGAGCGGATCTGTACGCCACCATCGAATGTGCGGGACAAGCGCTTGATGCGTACCTCGCCGTGCATGTTGATGGCGTACACCTCGTTGTCCTTGATGGTGTTCTGACCCATGTCGATCAGCACGGTGTCTCCGTCTTGCAGTAGGTCTGCCATCGAGTCCCCGCTCACCGTGCAAGCACGCAGGTTGTCCTTCGATGTGATGTTTTTCTTGGCGAGCCAGTCTCGCCTGAATGCCAGCGGTGGCATGAGTTCCTCCCCATTGACGACGCTTCCATCTCCAGCCGAAAGACTGATGGAAACAAAGGGCACCATCGCGTAAACATCCGCAGACAACTCGTCCGGGGTGTTCCACTCAAAGATGCGTGACAGTCCTTTTTCGTCGGATTGATCCAAGTACATCGACGGCATTCGCAGCGCGTCCTCTATGTCTCTCGCAATGTTTTCCCCGAAAGGCGTCTTGGCGTTGACGAGCGCCGACACATAGGAGCGCGTCCTATCGATGCGTCGGGCCACGTCCGCTTGGCCTAGTGGTGGGTTCTGCGACTCCATCCAATGTGCCAAACGCTTCGACCTCAAGAGATATGTTGCGTTTATTGATGACATGTTGACATCATGCACTACTTCGTGACACGTTTTTGTTGACATTATGTTCATATCTTTGGATACTCACGTTATGAAAACCATTACCCCCTTTGCCGCCTATCTGGATGAAAAACGAGGTCGAAGCTCGAACCTTGAGCAGTATTTGTCTGTCGTCCTCAGGCGAAAAATTCACAAGCAATACGTCAGCCGCGTCAAGAATCGCGGCAGCAAGTTTCCATCGCACTGGATGAAGCATGTTGTCGTGTGGTCGCGTGGCAATCTCAGTTTAGAAGAGTTGGCTGAATACGCTGACAAGGTATGACCATGAGCACCGAAACCAAGGAGCTGCGTGGCCTCGCGCCTGCCGATTTGGTTCGGGCGCTGGATGCTATCGCAATGGCCAAAGGCATGGATCGAAACGCATACGTCAATCAGGTGCTTGAGGCTCATGTTAGATCCTATATGAACGAGCACAGTCTGGTGGCATCAATGATGCGTGGCAATCCCTTTCTTCTGGAAGACGGACGGAAGTAATGCGCCCCTCCTACGAGACAGCGCAAGACGTATCCAACGAGCGGATCGTGGTCGATCTCCTGTGTGAGCGCTGGAAGTGCACGGCACACAAGACGCCGCGCTTCTACGAGACGGACTGGTCGCTGTCAAAAAACGGAGAGGTCAAGGCGATGGCCGAGATCAAGTTCCGCAACAAGTCGTACCCGACGTACATCTTGAGCTTGCATAAATTCGCGAACCTTCTGATGGGCTCCATCGCTGGCGTGCGTCACCTTCTGGTGGTGTGCTGGCCAGAGGATGGCAAGCGCGTCGTGAAGTACGTCGAGATCACGCATGGCCTGTATTCCAAGGTCATCCACGGCGGACGGAATGATCGCGGAGATGCGCAGGACGTCGAGCCACTTGTCGAAATTCCAATGAGCAAGTTCAAAACAGTGGGAGTTTTGTAATGGAAAAAGAACCTATGGCCTAGTACACGACATTGCCAGAGAGCGCGCCGCACAGGATTGCAAGAACGCCCCGTACGGATGGGTCGTGACGGTGTCAGAACCGTCGAGATCTCTGGAGCAGAACGCCGCGCAGTGGCCTATCCTGCAAGCATTCGCAGATCAGAAGCAACTCGTCATCAACGGAAAGCTCGAATGGGTGACTGCAGATGATTGGAAAGACGTGTTGACGGCCAGCTACAAGGCGGACATGCGCGTTGCCATCTTCGATGGACGGATGATTCTGCTTGGCCAGCGCACGTCGAAGTTTGCGAAGAAGGAGTTCGGCGAGTGGCTTGAGTTCCTGCATGCCACGGCTGCTGGAATGGGCGTTGAGTTGGAGCGTGAGGCGGCATGAAGATCGAGCTTCCACTCAAGACCGTCAGCCTGCTGAACATGCGTGAGCATTGGAGGCGAGCGGCCACACGCAAGGCAGATCATCGCCTGACCACCACCGTGATGCTGAACGGTACAGCAAAGCCAGATCTACCCGTGGTTGTGACGTTCACCCGGAACGCACCCGGCACGCTGGATGCACACGACAACCTGCCGTCATCCATGAAGCACATCTGCGATGCGGTGGCGCAATGGCTTGGCATCGACGACTCCGATCCGCGAGTCACATGGAAGTACGCACAGAAGCGCGGCAAGGCCGGGCACTACAGCGTGACGCTGGAGATCACCAGTGCACCGTGACACCAAGCTTCTCAAACTAGCACGAGATCAATCCTGCGTCTCGTGTGGCGCTGACGACGGAACCGTTGTGTGGGCACATGCCAACGGATCTGAATGGGGCAAGGGTATGGGCCTCAAGGCGCACGACTGCATGGGCATGTTCCTGTGCAGCATTTGCCATCATCAACTCGATCAGGGTTTTATGTGGACACGCGAAGAAAAGCGCGAGCTCACATACAAGTGGATATGCGCAACGCACATCCGGCTCTGGTCTGACGGACTTGTGAAAGTCGCCTAAATCTTTTCAGATTTCGAGTAGTTTTTGTTGACTTAAAGTCAACCTTTTTATACACTTACGTTTGCATATTTAATAACGGAGGGATCATGAGTAACTTAGCGGTTATCGAGAAGGACATCTATGCGCTGCAGGATCGATTCAATTCGGTTTTGTCGGATCGCAACATCAGCTTCGAGCGTGAAGCTGGATTCGCGATGCAGGTTCTGGGGATCAACGAGTACGCACTGAAGATCGCACTCAGCAATCGCCAGTCTGTGGTCAATGCGGTCACGAACATCGCATCCATTGGCATCAGTCTGAACCCCGCGAAGAAGCAGGCGTATCTGGTGCCTCGCAAGGGTGGCATCTACTTAGAGATTTCCTACATGGGTCTGATCGACTTGGCCGTGCAGGATGGCGCAGTCAAGTGGGCAAAGGCTGAACTCGTGTACTCGGGTGATTCCTTCATGCTCAACGGCGCAGGCAACGCTCCGACGCATACCCACAACCCGTTTTCTAAGGATCGAGGCGAAGTCGTTGGTGCGTACTGTGTTGCCAAGCTTCCTGATGGCGATTACCTGACCGAGTGCATGAGCATGGAAGAGATCAACTCGATTCGGGATCGCTCCGAGTCGTGGAAGAACGGCCAGAAAGGCCCGTGGAAGACAGATCCCGGAGAGATGGCGCGCAAGACAGTCGTGAAGCGTGCGTCGAAATACTGGAGCGGCACAGGCGAGCGTCTGCAGCAGGCTATCCATCACCTGAATACCGAAGGCGAAGAGGGTCTGTCGTCCATCAAGGATGACGTGAGTCGCCACATGCCTGCGCCGCCTGACGGGTATGACGCATTCGAGGAGAAGTGGTTGCCGATCCTGCGTGAGGCCGCGATGGCTGGCATGAAGTCGCTGCAGGAAGCGTTCATCAGCATCCCTACAGAAAAAGCGAAGAGCCAACTGTGGGCGAAGCACAAAGACTCGCTCAAGAAAGCAGCGGAAATGGTTGTAGATGAGGAGGTGTCGGAATGAAAGTCATCAATTGCGAACAAGGAACCGAGAGCTGGTTTGCAGCGCGCCTCGGTCGGCCGACTGGCAGCGTGTACTCGGATGTGCTTGCGAAGGGAAAAGACGGCGGCAAGTCGATCACGCGTCAGAAACTCGTCGTCAAGCTGGCGCTCGAACTCGTGACTGGCAAGCCCGCAGCGCAGGGATTCAAGACGCAAGCAATGACTGACGGCACCGATCGCGAACCGATTGCCCGTGCGCTGTACGAAGCCATGCGGGGCGTGTTCGTCGAGGAGGTTGGTTTCTGCCAGCACGACACGATCTTCACAGGCGTGAGTCCGGATGGATTGATTGGTACAAATGGCATGGTTGAGATCAAGTCGCCGATAGAAGCCACGCACAGAGACTACATGCGACTCGAAGCGGGCAAGTGTCCATCCGAATATCGCTGGCAGGTGCTTGGTCAACTTTGGGTATGCGAACGCGAGTGGTGTGATTTCGCATCGTATTCGCCTTTCTTTTCCGACAACGCGCAGCTAGTCGTTCGCCGCATCTATCGAGACGACAAGGCAATCAAAGAATTGGAAAGCGCAGTCATCCAGATCAACGAAGAGATCAGTGCGGAAGCGGATTTCATCCGCAAGTACCAAGACTTAGGAGCATGAGCATGCAAAAGTATGGCAGATGGGAAATTGTGTCGGAGGCTGGAGTCGTTGAGGTTGGCGTGAAGCGCGTTATCAAAAGGCGGGCTGTCCTTTGCCGTTGCGAGTGCGGAACAGAGCGCGTGGTGATATTCAACAATCTTGTTAGCGGTATCAGCAAATCATGTGGATGCATGAAGCTAGAGGCAATACACGCATCCAACTATATGCATGGACGCAACACATCGGACGCGACTTACCGCGTGTGGCTGGCGATGCGAGATCGCTGCAGAAACCCCAATAGCGAAAAGTTCAAAAACTATGGCGGTCGCGGCATCAAGGTGTGCGAACGGTGGGAATCTTTTGAAACTTTTCTAGCCGACATGGGCGAGAAGCCGACAGGAAAGTCTATTGATCGCATCAATGTAAATGGAAACTACGAGCCATCCAATTGCAGATGGGCAACTGCATACGAGCAATCTCGCAACAGGACTGACAACAGAATTCTTGTAGTTCACGGAGAGCAAATAAACCTGACCGACTGTGCCACCAAATACGGGATGAATGTGTCAACCCTGCATGGGCGACTGGCAAAAGGCATGTCGCCAGAGGAAGCAATCAAATCATATGGAGAGGCAGCATGACCGCAGCCGAACTCCGCGAGAAGCTTGACTGGATGCTTCGCAAATCTCCAGATCCAAAAAAGATCGAGACGGTGGATACCGCTCGCGCTTTCAAACGCATTGTCGGCGAGGCAAAGAAAGCCAAGTCGCTCGAAAAACTTCAATCCGCTTTCAACAACCTACGAGGCTTTTATGGCATCTGAATTACTTCCCCTCAACCCACACCCCGTGCGCACCATCAAGCGCATCACTGCAGAGAAAGGCGGAATGGCCGTCTTGCATGGATCGCTTGAAGCGCTCGGCTGCAAGGTAGTCACGCGTCACTGCAGCGTTGAGCGATTGGTCGCAAATCAGCCAGCACATTTTCTTCAAACCCTTGCCAACTTTATGAGCGCGATATGAGCTTCACCCTAGACACATACGACATCGAAACATCGGGCATGCGCCTGCAGCACTACTGCCACGGACAAGCGAAGCACAACGGATGGTGGACGGATCTTGCAACTGGTCATGACCTGACGAGCAAGGGTTATCCAAAGATACTTCCGACGAAAAACGTGGGCGAACTGCTGTGCCTTGTGCACTCCGAGGTAAGCGAAGCAATGGAAGGCCATCGCAAAGTCCTCATGGACGACAAGCTCCCGCGTCGCACGATGTTGGAAGTGGAACTCGCGGATGCAGTGATCCGCATCTTCGATATGAGCGGCGGACTCGGGCTCGATGTGGCCGGAGCCATCGCAGAGAAGCTTGCGTACAACGCCCAGCGCGCAGATCACCAGATCGCAAATCGCCGTGATGTCGGCGGCAAAAAATTTTAAGGAGAAATCATGAGCTACGGACTTAACGCAATCGAATCTGGATATGCCGATTCACAAATCAAAGCAGCGAACGCAATCGATCACAACCCAACCGTCGGCGAGAACCTTGAGCGTCGCATCGCAATGCTCGAAGCAGAGCTAGATCGCATGAAGAAATCACGCGAAACCCTAGGCCCACTTCTCAACATGCGCATCCGTGATATCCGCGATGCAATGAACTACTAAGGAATAAACATGGCAAGCGTCAATAAAGTCATCCTCGTCGGGAATTGTGGACGAGATCCGGAAATCAGATACCTGCCTGACGGCAAGGCGGCATGCAACATCAGCATCGCTACATCCTCGAAGCGTAAGAACGCAAGCGGTGAGTATGTTGAAGACACACAATGGCATCGCGTGCAGTTCTTCGATAGGCTCGCAGAGATCGTCGGAGAGTATGTCCGCAAGGGCAAGCCCGTGTACGTCGAGGGTCGTCTGAAGTACGGGAAGTACACAGACAAGGATGGCGTCGAGCGCAACACCGTTGACATCGTTGCGAGCGAGTTGCAGCTTCTCGGTGGTCGCGATGATAGCCAGCAATCTGCGCCGCGTGAATCTGCACCACGTCAAGCACCTCGCCAAGATCCAGTACGTCAAGCGCAGGAGCGCTCGAACTCGGGCTTCGATTCTGGATTTTCAGACATGGACTCGGACATTCCTTTTTAGACGATGCCCGACATCCACTTCAAAGCTGGAACGAAGGTGAGCGAGAAAGCTCGGAAGTCTATGAACATCAAGTCTTTCGAGCGTCGCGAGCGCCTTCCGAATGAGGCGCTGCCGAACATCATTAACAAGATGGCCGGGAACTACGAGCCATCCGCGATGAAAACAGTCCGCCCCGGAGCGGACGATCACAAGAGATACAAGAGTAAAGGGATTTGATATGAGTTGCCCTCCGTGTAACCACAACTGCAGCCAAAGCGATACATGTCCAGCTCGCATCACACAGATGGAGATGGGTGAGCCATTTGAATTCAAGCGAATCGACTTGCTGATCGCAGTGATATTCGCTGTGTTTGTTGCATCGTGCACTGGCTATGTGCTCGGGGGCATTCGATGAAATGCCAATGCTGCGGAGATGAGAAGGGCCACACCGACTTCAGCTACGTAGGCGGAAAAGGCTACGCAGACAAGTGCAAGGAGTGCAATCTGTGGTTGCGCCTGCTTGCTGCAGCGTTCGGGCCGTCACGCTTGTGGCATGAGAACCGCAAGAAGACTTCCGAGCGCATGAAAGAAATGCGACGTGCTCGGGCCGCAGCAGAAGCACCAAAGACGCAGCTTCCAGATTTGTACGAAGCATTCGGAATGCAACTACCGGAGGAACGAAATGAGACTACGTTTGCTACTCGCCTTGCTAACGCTCCTTGGCCTTATCGGAGCGCCAGTGGTGTATGCGGTGTATCTGTTCCAGAAGACAACAGGGTGGTGCTATGACTAAAGCACTTGAACTAGCTGACTCATTAGAAAAACGACAAGCTGGTATTTATGAAGCCGCCGACGAGCTTTGCCGCCTTGATGCTGCGAACAAG